GGAATCACCTGTTGACGAGACCACGGTTGACGATGTAGAAGAAGAAGAAACAGAAGAAGAAATCGAGGCCGAGAGCTCAGAGGACGAGGAGCCCGAAGAGGAACTCTTTACGGTCCGAGTCGGAGATGAAGAAGTCAACGTCACGCTCGATGAGCTCATTAACGGCTATTCGAGACAGAGTGACTACACCAGAAAAACACAAGCGATCGCAGAGCAACGTAGAGCAGTCCAGGAGCTTGAGCAGCAATACGCTCAACAACTCCAGGCTGTTCAGCAGATTGCTCAGAGGCTGCAGGAGCAGCCAGATATTCCGGAGCCCAATATCGATTGGCAGCGTCTGTACGACGAGGATCCGATCGGCTGGGTACGGGAAAGAGAACTAGCAAGAGATCGCCAGGCCCAGCGAGATCAACGATCTCGAGAACTGGAAGCGGTCAAGCAGGAACAGGAGAGGATTGGTCAGTATCAGTTCGCCCAGGCCCTGGAAGGCCAACGGCAGCTGTTGACTGAGTTGATCCCAGAGTGGCAGGATCCAGAAATCGCCAAAACCGAAAAGGCCGCAATTCGCAAATTTGCAGTTGAGGAGCTCGGCTTCAGCGAAACCGATATCCAGCAAGCCTATGATGCCAGGATCGTCTCGGCACTCAGAAAAAGCTGGCAGTTCGCCAACGGATCCAAACAGGCACAAGAAGCAACCAAATCACCGAGAAACAAGCCCTCGTCGAAGAGAGGTCGATCCTATAAGCCCGAAGGCAGAGGACCCAGCAGCGCCAGTAAGCGCTTTGCACGGTCAGGGTCGATGAATGACGCAGCGGACGTATTCTCCGAGATGTTTGGTTAAACCAAAAAATTTTATCCAGTTCGGATAATTGAAATAATCGGAGTAATTTAATGGCACTGATTTCCAATTCAGTCACCACCTACGCCACAAAGGCCGCAACAGGTGGATCAGAGCATCCCGAAGACGTTTCGACGATCCTCTACAATTTGGACCCTGCAGATGTGCCGATCGTGTCAGCTGCCGGGAAACCAAGAAACTGTACGAACACTCTGTTCGAGTGGGTAAACGAGACTCTAAGTGATCGTGATGACACTGCAGTCCTCGAAGGGGATGAGACAACACGGGCTGCTTCCTCGCTGACTACGAGAAGCAACAACGTCTGTATGATCCTTAGCAGAAACGCGACGACCACCGGGACCCAGGAAGCCCTCAAGAATTTTACGAAGGCCTCACAAATGGGTCACCAGATGGCCCGGAAGAGCAAGGAGCTCAAGCGGGATGTCGAATTTGCGATCACCAGAAACAAGGCCAAAAACGTTGGAGCGGCAGGTACGGCTCGTCAGACCGCTACGCTGATCACCTGGTTCAACGATGGGGCTAAGTACAACGTGTCTGCAGACGCAGGTTCCGTAGCTGCGACTGGTGACGGTAGTGACACCTGGACTCGTTCTGGGGCTACCAGAGCGGTCTCTGAGGCTCAGATCAACACGGTGATGGAATCCGTTTATGACAACGGTGGAGATCCAACGATGATGTTTGTCTCTCCAGGCCACAAGACGGATATCAGCGCCTTCACAGGTCGCAGTAACACCCGAGAAATGGTGAATGCTGGGACTGTGGGGAGCCCGATTTCAATCTACAGTTCTGACTTTGGAGACGTAAAAGTGGTTCCTTGTCGGACCTTGGGCAAGGGTGCAGCCGCGGATGCAAACAAGGATATTTTCATCCTGGATCCGGATCACTATCGCCTGGCGATGCTCCGAAACTATACCACATTTCCGCTCGCCAAAATTGGCGACTCGGAGACTCGTCAAATTCTCGTGGAATTTGGATTACAGGTAGATTCTGGGCAAGCGCACGGTCTGATCACAGATCTGACCACCTGATAACCCTCAGTGAGCTCGGGGTGTAAGCCCTGAGCTCTACCTAAATGAAACACAGCACAATCTTGGATCATCGTGGGAACGTAGTCAGCCAGCTGGTCAGTGAGACTGCTGATGAGTCTGTCATCCACCACGTGATCACAGAGGACCTCGAGCCCTTGGTCAAGCAGGCCAAGTTGGATCGGGAGAATCTCAACACAAAATCTTCTATGAGATTAGTGGCTCATCTTCCTGCAGCTGTAGCGAACCAGATGTTTCGGGACGGGAGCTTCAAGGACAGGAAGGCTCTCAAGCGCTGGCTGAATGACTCAGCCAATAAGTGCTTCCGAGTCTGGGAAGGTCGCGTATGAACACCTACAGCGAGCTCCTGACCAATATCGGAACCTGGCTCAATCGTAGTGACCTGGCGACCTACGCTCCGAGCTTTGTTCAGCTGGCAGAGGCCAAGATGAACCGGGTACTCCGAACAAGCGATCAGTACACAAGATCTCAGCTGGTGAGCTCAGACAATTATCTGACGATGCCGACTGACTTTCTGGAGTTCAAGGTGCTCCGAGTGATCAGTCCCGTAGAGCGGGACCTGATCGAGATCCCAGCACACCAGATCGATGAGGCCAACGAGACCAACTACATTGCCTCGCTGTCAGATAAACACGCTCGTTACTACGTCTACAAGGGAGCCAACGTCCGGATCCTGCCAGCCCCGGCAGAGAGCCAGACTTACGAGATGAACTACTACGCAAAAATCCCGGCTCTGTCTGCTTCCAACACGAGCAACTGGCTTCTCAGCGCTCACCCAGATGCCTATCTCTACAATGCGATGGTCGCAGCGACTCCCTTCTTAGGGGAGGACGAGAGGCTCCCAGTCTGGGGCCAACTCGCAAATGAGGCAATTGGACAGATCCAGGCTGCAGATGATCGCAGACGTGCCAAAGGAAGCAGGCACAGCCTGAGCTTCCGTCCAGTGGGGAATACGCTTACGAATCGGCTCAGAGTATAATGGCGGAATTCACCAGGTTTGGGACCAAACGCTACGGGGTTGGTCCTTATGTGCGATCAGTTGTTTTTGAGCAGGCTCCCAATGTAGTTGGAAATTGGACAAAGCAGATTGACACAACTCAGGAGATCTGGAGCAAACAGCCAGATACAACACTAGAAGAGTGGACAGCAAAATCTAAGGATAATTGATGGCAATCACAGACAGTCCACCGACCTCGGCAAATTACGGGATCACACTCCCAGAGGTTGGCAAAGACCGAGATTCCTGGGGTTCCAAGCTCAACGCAGCCTTCCAGAGCCTCGAGAATGAGACTTACACGGTTGATCAGATTCTGGGGGAGGTTAGTGACTCCGTAACTCCGAGCTTGGCGTACAACCTTACCCAGGCCAGCACGAACGCGAGCACTGCAAAAACAAACAGTGAAACAGCAATCTCGGTAGCCAACAAATCAATCAACACCACGCTGACCACGCTGACGAGTCGGGTCTCAACTCTGGAAACAACTATCGGAGCAGTAGGAACATCAGGCTCTCTGGCAGATGATGCTCGTAATGCGAAAACAGATGCTGCTGCAGCAAAAACTGCGGCAGAATCCGCACTAGGAGTGCCGTAGATGCCACAAGCAAGTGCGTACTATACGGACCTCGAGCTTCCTACGATCAACGGAGACAATACAACCTACGGTGATATTTTATTGACGTATTTCCAGGGGTTGGAGACCAAGCTCAAAAATCTATCTGACCGAGTTAATGCTGCAGGGGTTGGCAGTAGTTCAACATTGGCCCAGATTAATCGGGACATTGCCCAGACAAACACAAACACCTCTGGGATTCTTCCTGATCCCTACAGTGGCAACTACAGCACCGTCAGCACCTGGCCTGCTTATAACACCGAACTGACTGCACTTGGGATCTCTCCTCCAGAGACTGCCAGTGAGATTGAGACATTCTTCAGTTCGGGAGACCTCACCACCTTTGTGAACTTTTTCAATGGGAAACTGGATGCTCTCGATATAATTGTTACTCAGGCTGAAGCAGACCTCGCAGACTCCTACGAAAACGTTTGTATAACAGACGCTTATCTTGACGCTCGAAATGCTGGAAATGTTTCTTTGATCCTACTTTGGAGTTATGGGGTTCCGAATTTTACGTTTGAAGGAACAACAAGTTTTGCAGGCGAGACGTTTTACAAATACCGTCCAATTTCTGGAGCAGACACAGCTTGGTATACAGACTTTGACGAGGCGTTGGGAATTAAGTCTGGAGCATCAGTCACAAGATCCGCACCACTACTGACGAAATATTTAGGGGACACTACCTATCAAACCACCGCAGTCGACACCTCTACGTTTGGAAATTACTTTACAATTTCTGACGGGAGTTTGGACAGTAATGCGTTTGCAAACGGGCATAAGGCCGCAAGTCGGGCATACCGTGAGACGAGTGGTGGAGAAACTATTCTCCTCGTTAATTCTACCTACACCCCAGGTTATCTGGTCTTGTCTGATGGGACTGAAGTGGGGAATATTGCAGGCGGATTTTTGTTTCAAAAGTATGA